CAGCCGCCGACGGTCGTTGCCGGGGATCAGCGGCCGTCGCGGTTGGGGGTTGGTGATGGACGTCCTCAAGGTCAGCGACACCAGCACACGGGCAGAGATCGCGGAGATGATCCAGCGAGTACGCGCCGCACAACGCCAAGCACCACGCGTCATGACCGACCGCATCCACGCCCGCTACGACCAACTCCTCGAGCAGTGGCAGCGTGCACGTGGCTAAGCGCGTCTGCTCGCAGCCCGGCTGCCCAACCCTCGTCGACGCAGGCACACGCAGCGGCCGCTGCCCCACCCACGAACGGCAGGCAGACAGGGCCCGCGGCACACGGCAGGAGCGCGGCTACGACGCCGCCTACGACGCCGCCGGACGCGACTACCAAGCCAAGATGGACGCCGGTCAGCGGTTCAACTGCTGGCGATGTGGGAAGGCTGTCGGTACCCGACGAGGCATCGACTGGGTCCTCGGGCACTGCGACCTCAACCGCAGCATCATCCACGGCCCGGAGCATCCAGGCGAGAACTACGCCACCTCCGGCCGCACCGGCTGCCCGCATCCGAGCCACACCTAAACGGAGACCCCAGGGGGCTACCCCTCCGGTTAGGCCCGACAGGGAACCGTGGGCAAGGTGACTCGCTGTGCGGACCCCTGAACTTTCCTGGTTCGACCCCTCACCTTGCGGGTAGCGCGATGCTGCCGGCCCGGCGCGATGCTGGAGGTGGCCCTGATGGCTACGAAGCGACCCCCGACAGGTCTCGGTCCTGGTGGCCGAGCACTCTGGCGTGCGATCACCGGTGCTCACGAGTTGGACGCGGTCCAGCTGGTGCAGCTCACGGAGGCGTGCCGCCAGAAGGACCGGCTCGATGAGATGGACCGGATCATCCACGGGACGGGAGTGCTCGAGCTGATGCGGTTCCGCGTCGGCGACGTCTTCGGTGACGGCGATGAGCAGCGGGTCAACGTGGTGGTGAAGTTCGATGCGGTCATCGATCGTGCGAATGCGACGGCGAACACCATGAAGCAGCTGCTCGCGGCCCTCCGGCTGCCTGATGAGCAGACGGGGAAGAAGCCGCAGTACCGCGGCCCGCGTGGTGCGGTTGCACCGCAGCAGCCGGGCGGATCACCGAAGGTGTCATCGCTCGACCGGGCTCGCCAGCGGGCGCAGTCCGCGGGCTGATGCCGTTCGTCCCTGCCTGGGACGGTCAGATCTGCTCCCTCGGCTACGGGCTCATCGACTGGCTCGAGGCTTACACCTGTCATGGCCCGGGCGATGTCCAGGGCGAGCCGATCACGTTCGACGATGAGGTGTTCGACTTCATCGTCGGATGCTATGAGCTGGATCCAGAGACGGGCCGGCGCGTGAAGTCGAAGGCGGTCTACTCAGCTCCGAAGGGCCGAGCGAAGTCAGAGACTGCTGGCCTGATCGGTGTCGGCGAAGCTCTCGGACCGGTGCGGTTCGATGGTTGGGACGCGAACGGGCAACCGGTCGGTCGCCCGGTGCGCTCGCCGTTCATCCGCTGTCTGGCTACCGAGGAGAACCAGGCCGGCAACACGTTTCAGAACATCGCCTACGTGATGGCCGAGTGGGGTCCGGACGTCCACCCCGAGATCTTCGGCGGCATCACGGGCGCGAAGAACTACATGTCCGCCACCGCGCTCTACCTTCCGGGTGGCGGCCAGGCGGTGTCGTCGTCCTCTGGTGCCGCGTCGAAGGACGGCGGCAAGGAGACCTTCCTCGTCCCCGACGAGATCCACCTCTACGTGCTGCGCGAACTGCGTGAGATGTACGCGACCGCGATGCGAAACCTCGGCAAGCGTGCCCTGGCTGAACCGTGGGCGCTGCTGACGACGACCGCGTGCCGGCTTGGTGAGCAGTCGATCTGGGAGACACTGGAGAAGCAGTGGCGCCGCGGCGAGCTCGGCGATGAGTGGCTGGTCCACCATCGTGAGGCCAAGGGCAAGATCGACATCACCGATGCTGACCGGACGCTGCGGCAACTGCGTGACGTGTACGGCCCGGCGATGGACCCGAAGACCGGCTGGATGGAGCCGAAGCGGGTCTACGCCGACATGCTCGACCCGACGGTCTGCCCCGACGAGCAGACCGCTGTCCGCTACTTCCTGAACCGGTCGATGGCTGGTTCGGACGCGTGGATCGCGAAGCAGATCCACGACGACCAGACCAAGGTTGGCGAAGTCGTCAAGGACGGCGAGGCCATCGCGATCGGGTTCGACGGATCGCTGAACGACGACACCACCATCTTGCGTGGCTGTCGCATGTCGGATGGCTTCCTGTTCAAGCTCGGCGCCTGGCCGAAGCCGGCCGGCGCTGCCGGGACTGGCTGGGAAGTTCCCCGAAGCGAGGTCCTCTCCACGATCCGCGAGACGTTCGGCCGATACACGGTGAGTCGGATGTACGCCGACCCCCACGAGTGGCGTTCCGACATCGAGTCTCTGGCGCGCGAGTTCGGCGAGGAACGCGTCATCGCGTGGCCGACCAGCAGGTTCGTCGCGATGGCTGCAGCGCTCGACAGGCTTCACTCTGGCCTCCGGCTCGGGGACGTGTGGCACGACGACGACCCGATCGCGGCCGAGCACTACGGCAATGCCTACGTCGACTGGCGCGGCCGCTCGCGGCTGGTCCGCAAGGAGTACCCGAACAGCCCCCGCAAGATCGACAGCGTCATCGGTGACGCTCTCGCGCTCGAGGCGCGCGCTGACGCGATCGCTGCGGGCTGGAGTGACAAACCGGAACTGCCGCCCCTCATCTTCAGCATGTGACCCCGCGATCAGTAGAACAGGAGGTGGCGTGTGCCGACTGTGATGCAGTGGACCAAGCACCTCTTGGAGAAGATCGAGAGGCAGGCACGGTACGCCGAGCGCTATGAGCGGCGGTACTGCAACGAGCATGTGCTGCCGTTTCTGGCGAAGGAGTACGCCGAGGTCTACCCGGGACTCATCGTCGCATCAGCGGATGGTCGCTTCGTCGACCGTGTTGTCACTGGACACCTCCACTCGATGCTCGATGTCCCGAAGTCGGGCACGGCTGGCATCGTGGTGGATGCGCTCACTGACCGGCTTGTGCTCGGTGGTCTGACCGCTCCTGATGACTCGGCTGCGGCGAAGCTGCTCGAAGCGGCTTGGGAGGCGAATGACCTCGACGTCATGCACCATGAGGGCCACCGGGAGGCGCTGATCGCGTCTCGGTCGTTCGCTTCGGCCGCGCGCGAGCAGGGCGGTGACCGTGCTGTCGTTGGGATCGAGTCGGCCACCCAGGCTGCGGTCCACCGGATGCAGGCGCCGCCCTACAACGTGGACGCCTTCCTGAAGATCTGGACGGAGGAGTGGACCGGCGATCGTGTCGGGCTGCTTCGTCTCGCCGGGACCGACTATGACCTGGTCGAGGGCGACGTTGAGCAGGTTGATCCGGAGGGATCCGGCGAGAGCTCGCGCTGGGTTGTGAAGGGCGATCCCCGTCCGACGGGCCTCAAGGGCGTCCCGGTGGTTGAGCTTGCTCCCCGCGGCCGGCTGATGAAGGAGCCGATCTCGGAGATCGACCCGATCGCCTCCCTCATCGACATCATCGACCTGGTCGAGGGCCTGCTGGTGTTCGCCGGCCACTTCGGGGCCGTGCCGATCCGATACGCCAAGGGCATCGAAATCCCGCGGGACCCGAAGGACCCCATGAAGCCGCTGCTGGGCGCCGACGGGAAGCCGCTCGTCGGCTTCAATCCGCGCGCCGACCACATGTGGTTCGGCGGCAAGGACGCTGACTTCGGCCAGTTGGAGCCGGCTGGCCTTGCGTCGTTCGTGACGTGGGCTGAGCATGCTTCGGCGAAGGTCCGCGCGAAGACGGCGCTCGCGTCGACGTACTTCTCGCTCGACCTGAAGTCGCACATGTCGGCCGAGCTCTTGAAGACGGATGAGGCGCCGATGGTGCGCCGCGTGCGTCGGATGGGTGAGGCCGGGTCGTTGAACCAGTCGTGGCGTCGCCTTGGGCAGTGGATCCTTGCGATCGAGTCCCCCGGCACGCGTACCCGCGTGCGGCCGCGGTGGGAGGACCCGGAGACGCGCATCGAGTCGCAGATGGTCGACATGTTCAACAAGCTCGTCGTCTCCGGTCTCGGCGTGGAGACCACTGCCGAGCAGGTCCTCGGCTGGGACAAGGAGACCATCGAGAAGGCGGTCGCTGAGGCTGAGGCGCAGCGGCAGAAGATCCGGGCTGAGAAGCAGCAGGACGAGCTCGATCCGATCACCCAGCTGAGCAGCAAGTTCCTCGATGGCATCAACGCCTGAGGCTGCCGCCTCCTACTACCGCCGCCAGCAGAGCATCCTTCTGCAGTTGCTGCTCGCGCTTCGGAAGGTGTGGCGGCGCATGGACCCGAAGGCGAACTGGTCCCAGCAGTACGACGACGACAGCATCGGCGCCCAGCTGGTCCTGCTCATCTCGGCTGCCCAGGTTGCCGCGACCCAGGACGCCGACACCTACATCGGCGGCGTGCTGCGCGAGCTCGGGATCATCTCGACCGCCAGTCCGGTGCTGGCCCCGAAGGGAATGGCCGGCCTGACGGGCAGCGGCCTACCGGTCGGATCACTCATGCAACTCTCGGTCGCACACGCCGGGCAGACGTTCAGTGCCGCGAAGGCCGCAGCCGGCGACGACATGACCAGCCAGATCCCCGCCTCCTTCGACCAGGAGAAGGCCGCCCAGGACGCCCTCGACGACGCCGAGCAGTTCATGCAGCAGGTCGCGGCGACGATCATGGCCGACACCGCCCGTGCCGCCGAATCCGCAGCAGCGACAGCACACCCCGAGGTCGCCGGGTATGTGCGGATGCTGACACCGCCGTCCTGCTCCCGATGTGTGATCCTCGCCGGGAAGTTCTACGCCTGGAACGACGGGTTCCAGCGGCACCCGCTGTGCGACTGCCGGCACATCCCGGTCAGCGAGTCCCTCGCTGGTGACCTGACCGTCAACCCTGACACCTACTTCCACTCGCTGAGTTCGGCCGAGCAGAACAAGGCCTTCACCAACGCCGGCGCCCAGGCGATCCGCGACGGCGCCGACATCAACCAGGTCGTCAACGCCCGCCGCGGCATGACCACCGCTCAGACCGTCGCCGGGAACACCGTGACGATCACCAGCACGGGCACCACACGCCGTGGGCTCGCCTACGCCCGCCTCGGTGGCGACCGCAGCCGCGACACCCGCGCCCCCGGCGAGCGGTACGCACGGACTACGAAGGTCCGGCTCATGCCCGAGTCGATCTACGAGTACGCCCGCGGCGACCGCGACGAAGCGATCCGACTCCTGCGGCAGAACGGCTTCATCCTCTGAGCTTCCCGCTCGCGACGAGCGGAAGGCGCGCGGCGCCGCGCAGCAAGCGCGCCACCCCAACCCAAGGAGACGCGATGTCCCCGACCAGCTCTGGTCCGATCCTGCACCCGACCCGCCGCCACCCAATGACCGGCAAGCCCCTCGAGGCCGCCGGCGTACTACCGTCTGGCCGCATCGTGTGGCCCATCCTCGGCGGCGACGACACCGTCGTCCCGGTCGAGCGCCCTGAGGGTGTCTCGGAGGAGGAGTGGAACGCACTCGGCGATCCCGGGAAGGCCGCGATCGTCCGACAGCGCGAGGAGAACAAGCAGCTGCGCAGCCAGCTCGCCGCCGCACAGGCGAGGCCCGCCGCGCCGAAGGCTCCCGAGGCACCCGCTGCGCCGGCCAAGGATCCGGCTGCTCCTTCCCCGGCAGCCGGCGACCAGCCGGACATCGCCGCGATCGTGAAGCAGGCCGTGGATGCGGCGATCAAGCCGTTCCAGGAGCGCGACCAGCAGCGTTCCGCCGAGGAGGCGGCCGGCAAGGTCCGGGACGCCGTCCTGGCCGCGGCGAAGCCGCTGCTGCAGGACGAGACCGACGCGGTCGCCAACATCGACCTGACCAAGGTCGTCAACGACCAGGGGCAGGCCGACCTCGAGAAGGTCAAGGCCGAGCTCGACGACCTGCTCACGCGCAAGCCCCATCTTGCGAAGTCGCCCCAGCGGTTCGCTCCTGCCGGGATCGGCGGAGGAGCACCCGCCGCGGCGACCGACGCCGAGAAGGTCAAGGCCGTCCTCGCCGACATGCAGCGGGCGACCGGAATCCGCGTCCCCAGCACCAACTGACCCCCGGTACGCCGTAGGCGCGAGGCCACGACCACCCGGATCCACCCCGAGGACACCAACCAAAGGAGACTCCTGTGTCCAACTTCGCGCCCAAGCGCATCAACTACGACACCGGTGACCGCCGGTGGCTCCGCGACCCAGCCAAGGCGTCCACGCACGGCGTGACCGTCGCCTCGACCGACGTCACCGCCGACAGCGACGGCCTGGTCCTGTCCGGCTCGATCGTCGCCGGCAAGGGCCTGGTTCTGGACAACCACGTGATCAAGGCGGGCGAGTCCCACCTGATCTCGGTCGTCCACGCCGGCACCGTCGACCGCCGCTACCTGCCGGCCGCCCTGGATGAGGCCCAGGAGGCCTCGTTCCCGGCGATCACCTTCATCAACGGCACCGCGCCGTCCGCCTGAGCCCTGAGGAGAAACTGACATGCAGCTGATGGACCTCGTCCCGGACCTGCGGCCCGTGATCCTCGCGGCCCGCGCGTACCAGGACGACCGCAACTCCCTGACCCGGTTCCTGCCGAACACCAACGTGCAGGCCATCACCTACCGCCTAGGCCGCCGCAAGCGGATGGACCAGACGGTCCCGGTGCGTGCCTTCGGCTCCCCCGCCACCCCGATCCGCCGTCCCGGCGTGGTCGAGGTCCGCGGCGAGCTCCCGGCCGTCACCCCCCGGATCGACCTCACCGAGACCGACCTGAACATCGAGTTCGTCCTCGCCCAGCAGCTCAACGGGCAGCAGGTCGACTGGTCCCCATGGGTGAACGCGGCCGCTGGCCTCGTGTCGGCAACCGCCGACAACACCTTCGAGCTCATGCGCGGCCAGGCCCTCTCGACCGGCGCCGTGGCGCTCGTCGCCGAGGACGGCACCGAGCACGAGGTCGACTTCGAGGTGCCCGACGACAACAAGATCGCTGTCGCCACGGCATGGAGTGCCGACCCGACCAAGGTCTTCGACGACCTCGAGACCGGCCACGGCCAGTTCCTCGACTCCAGCGGCGCACCCGCCGGGATCGCACTGACCACCAACAAGGTCTACCGGATCATGCTCAATGCGCTCGCGCTGAAGTACCCGCAGGCCCCGGTCGGTCAGAACGAGCTCAACGCCTACCTGGCGAACCTGAACCTGCCGCAGGTCTACACCTACGACCGGGTCCTGGTGACCGACAACGGCGACGGAACCAAGACCAAGGACCGCGTCTACCCGGAGGGCTACCTGACCTTCCTCCCGCAGGGTGACACGGTCGGCCGCACCGAGCTGGGCATCACCCAGGAGGCCGTCCAGCAGGTCCAGAACCGGATCCTCACCCCGAACGAGGCGGCCGGTCTCACGATCGTCACCCTCGGCCAGGAGGACCCGGTGCAGCGGGCCGTCAAGGGTGCCGCGGTCGGTCTGCCGGTCATCCAGGACAACGAGGACATCGTCATCATGTCCAACCTCATCGCGGCCTGATGAGCCAGCAGCACCTGAAGCAGTCCGTGCTTGCCGGCGGGGTCATCTACTCCGCCGGCACGCCGGCCACTGACGAGCTGCTGGAGAAGATCCCGTCCGAGTTCTGGGACGGCGATCAGAGCGGATCGAAGTCTGCTCCCGCCCATCACGCGGCGAAGAAGACGGCCGCGAAGAAGACGCCGGCCAAGGACTGAGTGGAGGCCATCGTGGTGATGAGCAACCCGGCTACCGTCGATGATCTCGTCGACCGTGGCTACGTCATCCCCGATGGCTCCCCGGTCGCCCAGACCCGGATCGACGCCGCATGGCGCGCCTTGCAGCGGGAGCTCCGGAAGAACGGGACCAGCGTAGAGGCCGTCATCGCTACCGGCTGGGCCACGATCGAGGACCTCGCTGACATCGTTGCTGATGCTGCGATGCGAGTGCTGTCCAACCCGGACGGGGTGACTCAGGAGCAGCAGTCCATCGACGACTACTCCGAGAGCCGCACACTGGCGAACTCGACGATGGACATGTACTTCACCTCGGCTGAGATCGCAGGCCTCCTGCCTCCGATCCCGACTGCTGGATCGATGCGGTACACCTGATGGGCCTCCTCAACGCCCTCGCCCGCGGCCGAGCTATGGCCGAAGCCCGGATGGGTGCGGAGAACGGCGGCTCCACGGTCACGATCCGCCGCAAGACCGGGAACATGACCACCAACGACCGCGGCCTCGAGGTCCCGGAGTGGGCGGTCATCCACGAAGACCTGCCCGCTCGCCTCTCCGGAACCGCCGCGAACTCCGCGCCCTATAGCACCCAGAACATTGGTGGTGTCGGCTTCACTGTCGCCGCCCGTGTCCTGAACCTTCCCGCCAGCACCACCGACCTGGCAGACGACGACTTCGCCGATATCACGGCCGGCGACAACGCAGGCGGCGTGGTCCAGCTGATCGAGGTCGGATGGCAGGACCAGACGACCGCGCGTCGTATCCCTGTTGTGGCTGTCGAGCGGCCTGAGGAGTGGGGTGACACCGATGGTTCTGGCAGCTGACTTCCCCGACGAGCCACCGCGCGTTCGGCTCGACCTGACCGACAACTACACCGGACGAGTGGCGGCAGCAGTCGCAGGCGTGCGACAGCTCGACGCAGCTCTGCGGCCGGGGCCGCCTCTGCTGTGGGAGGGCGATCAGGCATGAGGGTCAAGGTCGACTACTCCGGCACTCGTGACCTCGAGTCGGACATGCGCAAAATTCCGCCGGCGCTCGTGCGGCAGGGCGCGAAGGTCGTCAAGCAGAACGTGGCTGCCGGCCAGCGTCTCGCGCGCCAGTACGCACGGCAGAAGTCAGGCCCGCACGGCAAGAGCTACTACAAGCGCATCACCTCGGACATGACTGGCCCGCTGTCCGGCGAGTATGGCCCGCACGACGGTGGGACACCGGTCGGTGCCGGTTGGCGTCACGGCGCCGGGAACACGGACCTTCCGCGGTCGGCGGATGTGATCGGGCCGAAGTTCGCCGACGACATCAGCAAGGTCCTCGACACGCTGTTCTGGCCGGAGTCCTGATGGCCGCCACCGTTCAGCCGGCGCTCGATGCGTCGGCTCACTGGAGCGCCATCAAGGCGCTGCTGGCCGACACGGTCGGCGACGACGTCTACGACTACGGCAAGGTGCCAGGCGCTGACGGCAATCCGGGGACGCTGCCGACCGCGTTCGTGATGCTGTCGGTGGACCGGCGGTTCATCCCGTCCGGCTGGCTCTCGGGCCGCACCTCGGCCACCGGGTGGCGCGTCTTCTGTCACCACGTCGGCAACACGGCGCCGAACGCACGCACGGTCGGCAACTGGGTCACGGCCGCGCTCAACGAAGCCCGGATCACGGTCGACGGCATCGCGTCGACGCCGATCACCCATGAGACGACAGACCCGGTCGCGGTCGACGACGGGATGTTCTCCGGCCAGTCGACGTGGACCTACGCGCTCTAGGAGGAGCTGATGAACCCGTACCTTGCGCGCGCCATGCAGGAGCGCTACCCCGAGTCGAAGCCCGAGCCCGCCGCCGAGGCGACCCCCGCGCCGGCGAAGAAGGCCGCGACGCCCCGGAAGCGGGCCGCGGCGAAGAAGACGTCCGCACGGCGCAAGCCCGCGGCGAAGGCCGCTGAGTCGGCCAAGCAGTCCGACAACCAGCACGCCACCAAGGAGAAGTGATCATGCCCCTCGTCATGCCCGCGACCGACAAGTCCCTCGGCCAGACTTCGGTCGTCATCCTGACCACCGCGCCCGCCGCCGCAACCGGCATCCCGACCCTCACCGAGGCAAACGCGGGTGTCTTCGGTTCCATGCACATCTACGGCGGCTTCAACGTCGCCCCCACCCAGGACACCGGTGCCGGCCCGCGGCCGATCGGGACGAAGACGACCCCGACCGAGCTCGGCACCGTCACCCAGCCCGCGACCCAGGTGCAGTACTCCTACCGGCCGCAGCTTGCCGACGCCGCCGGCGGCGAAGGCAACGAGCTGTTCGACGCGCTGCCGGAGGGCGCCCAGGTCACCGTCCTGACGCTCAACGCTGTCGACGGTGAGACCGACACCCTGACCGCCGACATGGTCGTCAACGGGATCTACCTGATGGAGTGCGGCGTCCAGGCTGACGGCGGCGCCACCGGTGACGGCGACTACGACAAGTTCGCCATCACCCAGCAGCTGATCACGGTCGGCGGCGAGCCGATCGCCCGCAACGTCAAGCTCTCCGCCTGACCCATCTGACGCCCCCGCGTCGATGTCGCCGAGTCGTCGGCGCGGGGGTCTCCACTCGGCTACTTCGGCAGGAGACAGCAATGGCGCATATCGAGATCCGCAACCTGAGCTCAAAGGGCGGGGCTGGCGAGATCATCATCAATGGCGTGGACTTCAGCATGGAGACCTACGCCGACGGCATTCAACTCGTCGAGGTCGGTGACGACCCCGACTTCGCGGAGGTTGGCCTTCAGGTGACGTTCGTGGTCAGTCGCCTCGACATCGACAACGAGGCCGACGTACAGGTCACCGATCGCCTTCCGGTCGTTGCCCAGCGGGTGCGCAGTGTGATCGAGTCAGCCTCGGAGTCGCTGGACGGTGAGAACTGATGAGCAAGAGCATCGCGGAGCTGACGGCTGAGTCGATCCGACCGAGCACCCCGTTCAAGGCGACGGTCGGCCAGGGCCGGCAGTACGTCGCCGAGATCAAGCAGTTGACCGAACAGCTTGACGAGCTCGACACCGAGCAGGCCAGGCTGAACGCCGAGCGCGAGGACGTGCTGGCCCAAGCAGCAGAAGCACCTCGCCCAATGGGTCAGACCATGTCGCCGGAGCGAGTGGTCGAGATCGACGCCAGGCTAGCGGAGATCGAGACTGAGCTCGCGACGATTCACGGCCGCCTCTCCGAGCTGCTGTCCCTGATCGCCGACTATGAGGGAACCTTCACCATCACGGCGACGGCTTCCGACGGCGAGTGGGCTCAGTGGCGCGTCGAGCATCCTGCTCGAGGCGAGGGTGAGCCGGGTTACCGCGAGGATCTGACTGTCGCGGCCGGCTGGTGCAACTCCGATGCGCTGATCGAGGATCTCGCCCGCTACGTCACGGCCTGGAACGATGAGCCGCTGGCGGAGGGCAACTTCGATGCACTCGGAGTGATGCGCCCTGACAAGAAGCAGATGGCTCGCCTGGTCGTTGGCCTGTATGAGACGGGTGACGGCCTGGGGGAACTGCGGCGCGGCTTGTCCGCGCACCTGATGAGCGTGACCGACTCTCCCTCGCCCGCAGCCTAGGGATCAGCGAGCGGACGCTGCTCGGGTATGTCCCGGCCGAGCGTCATGACCACTACGACCCCGATGGCAACCTGACGGGCTACACGATCGTCGCCCGCGAGTCTGAGTGGGACGACACGCAGCGGAACCGGATGCAGGCGCTGGTCGACTACGAGCGCAAGGTGCATCCGGTCTGTGGCCTGCATGACTCGATCGCGAAGACCGACCCGTACATCACGCTCGAGGATGACGTCTGCCCGGCCTGTCGGGCGATCGAGGTCCAGATGCGAGTCCGCGCCGAGGACGAACGTGAGGCTGACGAAGAAGCCGGCGCATCAGAGCCGCACGCCGGCGACGGACGGACGACGTTCGTAAGGCTTCTCAGCCCTGTGGAGGTCGCAGCGATGCGCTCCGAGGGCGCCGCACCAGACCGACGATGAGCAGCACGACGCCAGCGACGAAGGCCAAGGCCCCAAGCAGGGCGACCGTGCCGAGCGCGTTGGACGCGCTGGCCGATGAGTTATCAGCGGTCATGACGCCACCGATCCCGGCGATCGCCAGGAATAGCACCGCCGCCAGCAGGGACGCGAGTCCGTACCTGATCTGAGCATTCATGCGCTCGACGGTACGCCGTCTGCGCCTTCCCGTCTCCATCTTCCAGGAGGTGCCTTACGTGGGCGTGCGCAAGGAGTCCGTGGAGCTGTCGCTCAACGATGACGGCTTCTCGACGAAGATGGCGAAGGACGCGGCTTCTGTCGCGCTCCTGAACCGCGAGCTCGGGAACCTCAACGGAACCTCTGCCCGGGCATCGACGAGCACCGACAAGTTCAGCGACTCGAGCAAGCGTGCGAGTCAGTCGACCCGCCAGGCGTCGGACGACCTGAACAAGTACACCGGCCGCCTCTCGCTGCTGGTGAAGTCGGCTGCGGCGATCGGTCCCGTGCTGGCGCCGATCGGCGCGTCGGTGGTACCGGCGATCACCGGCCTGGCAGCCGGTCTCGGCGCTGCGGCCGGCGCCGCAGGGGTTGCCGCTCTCGCGTTCTCCGGTGTCGGGGATGCGATCAAGGCGATGGATGCCTACAAGCTCGCCCCGACGACCGAGAACCTCCAGGCGATGCAGCAGGCGATGGACGCGCTCGGCCCCTCGGGTGCGCAGTTCGCGAAGTTCATCGACGGCCTGGAGCCGCAGCTGCAGTCGCTGCAGGACGCTGCTCGTCAGGGCATGTTCCCTGGTGTTGAGGAGGGCATCAAGGCTCTGCTGCCGCTGCTGCCTCAGGTTGAGTCGATCGTGTCCTCGATCGGGACCGAGTTGGGCAACCTCTCGGCTGAGGCTGGCAACGGGATCGCCAACGACGCGGGCTTCCAGAAGTTCTTCAACTACCTGCAGACCGATGCGGCTCCGACCCTGGATGCCTTCGCTACTGCCACCGGGCACGTGGCCTCTGGTCTCGCGTCGCTGATGGTCGATGTCGCCCCGCTGTCCCGTGACTTCACCGGCGGCCTGGTGAGCGCGTCGGAAGCGTTCCAGAAGTGGGCCGATGGTCTCGGCCAGACGCAGGGCTTCCACGAGTTCTTGGCCTACGTCGAGAAGGAGGGTCCGCAGGTCGTCGATCTGCTCAAGTCGGTGGCGACTACCGCGCTCGACATCGCGGAGGCGTTCGCGCCTGTCGGCTCGGCGACGCTTCCAGTCCTGACCGCGCTCGCCAAGATCATCGGCACCATCGCGAGCTCGCCCCTCGGGCCAGTCATCGCCGCTGTTGTCTCGATCGGGTCAATGGCAAGCCTCGCCGCTGCCGGAGTCACGAAGCTGGGCGCCGCATGGGACCGCGTGGCCGCATCAGCCGGGGCGGCCGCGGCCGCTGAGGAAGCGGCCACGGTTGCCGGCGGCGGCTCGGTCGTGGGCGGCGGAAAGGGAAAGCTGGGGAAGGCTGCAACGGTCGTCGGCCTGGCCGCGCTCGGCACAACGCTCATCCCGTCCCATCCCAGCGAGTCGGCGTCACTGAGCAGCGCCAACCTGAGCAAGATCGGCTCGAAGCTCTCGTACATCGAGCCGAGCATCGGCGGCATGGGCCAAGGCACTATCAACAAGATTTTCGGCGCTTCCGACTCGATCACTGGCATCTTCGGGCACACCAGCGACCTGACCACTGAGCGCTCAGCAGCCGGCGAGATCGACCAGCAACTCTCCTCGATGGTCTCGTCGGGCGAAGCCAAGAAGGCCGCCGACTCCTTCGCGATCATCGAGGCTGCTGCGAAGAAGAGCGGGGCGACGGTCAGCCAGGTGGCTGCCGCTTTCCCGGCGTACACCGCAGCGGTGAAGGACGCCTCGTCGGCGAACACCACCCTGGGTACCTCGAGCACGTCTGCGGCGGCGTCGATCCGGAACCTGATCGCGGCACAGGAGGCTGAGCACCAGACCGCGCTGCAGAACTTCGACGCCACGACGTCATTTGGTCAGGCGATCCAGGCGCTGGCGAAGCAGGCCGCAGCGGGCACGAAGGGCTTCAACGAGTTCACGGCCGCTGGTGCTGCGAACCGGGCCTCGGTGTCGAGCGCGGTCGAGGCGTACAACGCGCAGTCGCAGGCCACGAAGAACAGCGTCTCGGGCTACTCCCAGATGACGTCGGCGATCATCAAGTTCGCCACGAAGATGGGGGCGACGAAGGCGCAGATCGCGGCTTTCACTTCGGTGATCGACAAGCCGAAGAAGCTGACCATCTCGACGGACACCGGTCAGGCGATCACGAGCCTGAAGAGCCTCAAGGCGTACATCGACAGCCTCAAGGGCAAGACGGTCACGATCCGCCAGAACACGATCCTGACGACTCAGCGCGGCACCGTGAAGCCGAAGGTCAACATGCCCGGATCGGCGCTCGGCTCCACGGTCCCCAAGGATGGTGGACCCTACGCGGACCGCTACCCGTACTTGCTCGCTCCTGGCGAGGAGGTCACGTCCAACCAGTTCGGTCAGGCAGACAACGCGCGCCGCACGCTGAAGCTGATCAACGCGGGCCGGATCACTGACCAGGTGCTCGGTCTGGCCGCCGGCGGCACGGCTGGTGATGACCCGTTCAACTACAACATCAACAGCGTCAACGGCTCCACGTCGTCGAGTTCGTCGAGCTCCACTGGCTCGTCCTCGTCGTCTTCGAAGAAGGAGACCGCGGCCGAGAAGAAGAAGGCCGCAGCAGACGAGAAGGCTGCCGCGGCCGCTGCGAAGGCGTCGGCCAGCCTCTCCAAGCTGTCCCTGTCGACCAAGAACCTGGACGGCAAGGAGTTCAAGGATCTCAGGTCGACGTTGCACGACCTCGTGGGCAAGGACCTGAAGCTCACCGGGGACTCGCTGAAGGACCTGAACAAGGCATCGAAGGCGCTGAGCAAGAGCCTCGACTCGACGAAGAGCAAGCTCTCGGCGGCGACGTCGAACCGCGACTCGGTCGTCTCGTCGGTCACCGGTTCCCTGTCGAGTGACCTGTGGACGGTGCCTGACACCTCCACGTCGACCAGCTCCAGCGTGTGGACGTCCTCCAGCCTCAACACGACGCCGAAGTGGACGCCGCAGTACGCGATCAGCCAACTCAACGGCGAGGGCAAGGACGCTAAGCAGTTCAGCAGCGATCTGGCTGCGGTGCAGAAGAAGGGCATCACGGGTGCCGCGCTGTCCGAGCTCCTGACGGACGGCGGACCGACCGCGCTGCACGCGTTCGCAGCCGCCTCGGCGGCGACCGATCGGCAGTACCAGGCGGCCTACAACCGCGACTTCAACGCGAAGAACGGTCTGGTCACCGTCGCCGCGAAGAACGCCGGCCAGGCGACCTATGGAGCCCAGATCGCCGACCTTCAGAAGGAGGTCAAGACGCTGAACCACAACGTCAAGGACGTCACGAAGGCGATCAAGGACAAGACGACCATCGACAAGGCCGACCGGGCGAAGAACGCGACGAAGGCCGGCCAGGAGCAGGCGAAGCAGCAGAACAAGTCTGCGAAGACAGCGAGGAAGCGCGGATGACCATCACCCTTGGCGATGACAGCGCCACTCAGACTGCGGCCCTGGTCCTAAACGGACTCGACATCCTCATGGATGAGCCCGACCCAGTCAACGGGTGGCGCATCCATGCGCTCGGCGACGACTTCACGACCGGCGACCCGGATGCGGTCATCAACACGATCGTCTCGCAGCTGCAGGACGGTGACGTCGAGAAGATCGACCGCTATGGCAACCGATCGGCCACGATCTCGCTTCAGATCACTGCGCCTGGTGCGTCCGCGCCGGGTGCGGTGATCGCGGCGGCCCAGGCTGCGATCGATGCGGCATGCACCTTCGACGGCTGGGCCGAACTGACATGGATCTCCCCGCTGGTCGGCGCCGAGGAGACCGTGTACGAGGTCACCAGCGCCACCGTCTCGACGGCGTTCGATGACTTGGACGAGATGCTCCGGGCGCGGCGGACGGTCACGCTCACGATCCATGCGCGGCCGTTCGTGCGGGGCACGACTCCGATCAGCATCGATGCCCCCGAGGTTACGGGGTCGACCACGACGACCGTGGATGACGGCTCGTCGCTGACGAACTGGTCGCTGATCTCGACCCAGCCCGCCGCGCTGAAGAACCTCGAGACGAACCCCGACTTCAAGCTCAACCTGGTCGGCTACTCGGCCGGCGCGAACACCTCCAGCATGACCTGGGGAACGGTTTCGGGTCGCACTTGTGCAGAGATGCAGGGGACCAGCAGAAGCTACGTGAACGGGCCACTGCTGACCGCCGTAGCCGGGGAGACCTACGAGGTCGGTCTGGTGGGCGACAACACCGCTGACGCGTTCGGCATCTTGGTCCGCTACTACAGCGACACCGCCGGCACGAAGCAGATCGGATCGGATGCGGTCCAGACCGCCGGCGGCACTGCGGGTTGGCAGACGCGGTCGTTCCTGATCACGGCCCCGACCGGTGCAGTCAGGATGCGGGTCTACCGGTTCTCTGATGGCGGCGGCGTTCTCGGCTCGCCCTGGAAGCTGGACAAGCAGTGGACGAGCCCACTGGCTGACAACTCGACACGTCTGGGCTACTACGACGGGTCCACCGCCGACACGGCGGCACTCACGTACTCGTGGGACGGGACGGTCAACAACTCCACCTCGACCGCGACCTGGACCGCCCCCACCCTCGCGGTCGGCAACGGTGCGCTCGGTGCCATCGTCTACGGCCGCACCGCCGCCGAGCTCCGCCGCACCAACACCGGCATCAACGCAACCGCGATGGCCGACCTGCCCTATCTGCGGATCAAGGGCATCGCCAGCCCCGGCACCACGGTCACCCTCGGCGACGACGGCAACTACGACGCCTTCACGCCGGTCTCGTACACCATGGACGGCGCCGGCACCTGGGAGATGCTGGTCTACCGGCCCGACGGGTTCACCACCCTCGACATCAAGGCCACCCGGCCCGGCGCGGTCTCGAAGACGAGCGGGATCGCGCTCGAGGTCGCATCCATCGAGATCACCGACAACCCGTTCGGGTCGGCCAAGACCCAGTCACGGCAGGTGGAGATCTACGGCTCCCAGCGCACCGAGCTCTCTCTGTCGGTCCTCGGGCTCGACGTCGACGGCACCACCCCGGTTGGGCTCGGTGAGCAAGTCCTGGTCCACACCGCCGCAGCCGGGTCGGATGGGCGCGCGAAGTTCCTCAACGTCCGCACCACCGGCACCACCAGCGACGACACCGCGGTCAGCGGCTACTACGACGCCCTACCAACCACAGACGCTCCCCTCTCATTCGGGCTCCCCGCCGCGGCGCTGCTGCCCGGAAACTGCCTGCCTGTGTCCCGGCTGCGGTACTCGGCGGCGGTCAGTGGCGCCGTCCTCTCGTACCGAGCGCTCGTCACGACCGCCGGGGAGGACATCTACGACCCCCGCACCGGCTGGAAGACCGTCCCCCTGACCGTGCTCGCTTCCGGTGCGGCATGGCCGGACCTGAACGTCAACACCTGGGGCATGATCCCGCTGCACCTGCTGCGGCTGCCCCCGGCGGACATCGAGGACCCGGACGCCACGATCACCATCGAGGTCGCCTGTAGCGTGCCGGTCGAACTGGACGACATCTTCTTGTGCAACGCCGACGTCGGGCAGGCCTCGATCCTGCTCACCAGCACTGCTGATGGTGGATCGTTCTCCGCGGCGAGGGTCGATGCCGCCACCGTGGATGCACCGCAGCCCTCGGGATGGGTGGGTGTCGCGAACGGCGCGATGGTCTCCGATGCGGCCCGCTGGATCGGAGAGCAGCACCAGGCCGCACCCGGTCTGCTGCAGATCGGGACCGTCACCCCGGGCTGTGCCACTTCCCGGGTCTCGGCGACCTACTACGCCCGCAACCACACCAACGTGATGCGCGTGGACGTCCCCGGTGATGCCGGATGATCCCGCAGGTCTACGTCGACGGGATGAACCTGGCCGCGCTCGCCCCGGTCAGCGACCTGGTCATCGCACACGAGTTCCCCGCCCCCGGTGTCGGCGGCCCGGTCACAGCAGACTTCACGCTGCTGCTGGCGCCGAACCAGCGACCCGGGTGGCTCGTCAAGGACGCGCCCGCGGAGGTCCGGTTCGGGCCCGGTCTGCCGATGCTGGCCGGGACCCTGTCGGAGCCCGACTGGACCGACGGGTCGATCACCATCAACGCCGCCTCCACCGAGGGCGATTCGACGGTGTGTATGGCCGCCGACGAGTCGACCACCTCCTCCACCCCCGACGTGGTGCTGGATGCGGCGAAGGCTCGCGGGGCGCTCACCTGGACCCGACCGGCGTCGATCTCGACCACACCGCTGATGGACGGTGACCAGCCCGCCGACCTGAACAGCGTCTCGGACATGCTCGGCGCCTACTGCGACGCGAACACCAACACCCGGGTCTACGTCGACGCCTACCGGCAGATCCTCAAGACCACCGACCCGGTCACCCCGGAGCTGTTCATCCTGCCCGGCGCCGGCGAGCTCGCCTGGACCAGCGAGGCCCAGGCAACCCGGGTGGTCGGTCGCTGGGCCGACAAGAACGGCGGCCTGCACACCACGATGGTCGGGTCCGGTGCGATCGAGCAGCTGGTCGACCTCACCGTCAAGGGACCGCTCACCGCCGCGTCCGCGACCGTGCTGCTGAACAGCGTCCTGGCCCGTGCCACCTCCGGCGGCTGGGCCAACGGCCTGACCCTCGCGGCCGAGCAGTTCGTCGGTGCCCCCCATCTGGCGGCTGTCGCGGACATGGTCGGCAAGGGAGTGATGGTCCGCATCCTGGGGCAGCGCGACCCGCGGCCGAACCGGATCCCGGTCGGGTACGTCGACGTTATCGTCGAGCGTTCCGAGTGGCATGTCGCCGACAGCCAGATCATCCTCACCCCGCGCGGCATGGTCGCCCGCGACTGGACCGCGATCCTCGCCGATGTCGGACTCTCGGAGGCGGCATGACCTGGAAGGCACGCACTGCCCCGGCCACCAGGGGCGTCATCGACACGAACACCGACACGGACGGCTACATCACCATCACCCACGGCGGCCCAACTGCCCCGGCCACCGTCCACCTCACGAGCCGCACCCCTGCCTGGCATCCCGTCCTGCAAGGAGACCCCGGCGCGACATCGTTCACGGTCCGCTGCTTCCGGTACGCCGACGCAGCCACCCCAACGACGCCGCTGGCGATCGCCTTCGACTGGACCTGCGACTACTGATCGGAGCCACCCCCGATGCTGTTCACCTGCACCACCGATGGATGCGCACGCCAAGGGCTCCAGGTCTCCGTGACCCCCGGCACCGATCCCGACACCGCGCAGCCGATCCCGCTCAACGTCGTGGTCTGCGGCGCCTGCAGCCAACAGATGAGCACCGTCGAGCAAGACACCTCAGGCGACGGAGCCGCCTGATGGAATGGATCGCGGCCCACGGCGACCAACTCGGAGTCGTCGGACTCTGCATCCTGTTCGTCATCGCCCTCGCCACCGGCCGGCTCTACACCAAATCCCAGGTCGACCGGGCACAGAAGTCCGCCGATGACGCCGTCGAGCGTGCCGAGCACGACCGTGACGAGTGGCGCACCGAGTCCCGCATCAAGGACCAGCAGCTCATGGAGAAGGACGACCAGCTGCGCCACCTCGCCGAGGTCGGGGAACTGCAGAAGTCGCTGGTCACCGAGGTCCGAGCGATCGCCCACGAACGCCGCCGCCAAGACGCCAACGAGGTGACGTCATGAACCGGCTCTGGGCACGTGTCCGCAAGCTGCTACAGCCACCCGACCCATCCCGACGGGACTGGGGCCAGGTGCAACCCACCGGGGGACGCGAGGCCAGGGAGAAGGCCGAACGAGACCTCGAGCGGATCAAGTCCGAAACACCGAAGTACGCGCGCATGGGCAGGGAGTCCAAACAGATGCGGGTCGAGAACCACATCGGACCCGACATCGCTGTCGCGCTGATGCCCAGAGGGAGGGGCCACGCATGATCTGGGAGAGGCTGCTCGACGGCCTGATCGCCGTCGGAGCCATGGAGATGATCGCGGCAGCATGGCTGCTATCGCGGCGCTCCTGGAGTGACACCGCGTCGGGGAAGGTGTTCTTCGGCGTCCTGATCGCGGTAGCGGTGATGCTGTCGCTGCTGTTCATCAACCAGCTGATCCACCTCCCGGACTGGCTGTGGCTGCTGGTCGCCCTCGGGATCGTCACCGCAACCACATCGTGTCTGCGGCTCGTGGTCCGTGCCGGCCGCGACGACTTCACCCACTGACACCTATCCCCCAGGCGCGCCTTCGTGCGCCCCACATACCTCTCAGCGCTCGCGCCTATCTGGCCGAGCGCTTCGTCATTCCCAGGCCCAGGAGGCACCCATGACGCAGACCCTCGCCGTCGACTACTCCTTCTCCCGGCCATCCCCGGCCACGATCAAGAGCCACGGTTACACCGCCGTCGGCCGCTACCTCGGCGGCTCCAGCGGCAAGCGCATCACCCGCGACGAGGCCACCAGCCTGCACGCGGCCGGACTCGGTATCTGGCTGGTGTGGGAGACCTCCGCCGACCGGGCCCGCTCCGGCAACGCAGGCGGCGTCTCCGACGCCCACGCGGCCGCCGCAGCAGCTCTCGCGGTCGGCTACCCGACGTCGTGCCCACTGTTCTTCGCCGTCGACTTCGACGCCACCCCCGCGCAGGTCTCGGCGTACTTCGCCGGCATCCGGTCGGTCCTCGGGAACCGGGCCGGGATCTACGGCGGCATCAAGGTCACCGAGGCGGGTCTGGCGCACTGGCGCTGGCAGACCGCCGCATGGTCCGGCGGGAAGGTCGACCCGGCCGCGCACCTGTACCAGCGCACGAAGATGACCCACCCGATCGGTGGGTGCGACGAGAACGTCATCTGCCACCCGATCCCGCTGTGGACCGCCGCTGGCGTCTCCAAGCCGGCGGAGAAGCCCGCCAAGGAGAAGCCCGCGGCCACCAAGAAGAAGGCTGCGAAGAAGCCGGAGCATCCCGCCGCGGTGCAGGACGAGATCAAGGACCTCAAGGACCTCCAGCACAAGCAGGAGGCCTCCGGCCACCCGCAGCGCGCGGAGCACACCAAGGACGCCAAGAAGGCGCTCAAGCAGGAGAAGAACCAGTGACCAAGTCTGCACCGGGTCGCGCCTTCGAGCACGACGACGCCCGGATCTCCAACGCCGGCGGCGTCCGCTCCGACTCCGCCCAGGGCACCCAGGACGCCATCAAGCACGGGCACCTGTGGATCGACAAGGACGGCCAGCTCATGCACCGCACCGCGGCCGGCGTGAAGCTCGGCCGCAAGGACCGCAACCTCGCGTGGGTCAACGCCCATGGCGCCCCGTTCGACCCGGACTGGCTCTCGAAGGACAAGGACCGCCACTGGGGCGACCATGCGCTGACCGCCGTCCCCAAGGGCAGCGGCCTGCAGACCGCCCGCGAGACCTTCGCCGACTGCAAGGCCAAGGGCCGCAAGGTCGAGTGGGAGGTCAAGGACGTCCGTCCATTCAAGACCAAGAAGGCCCTGACCAACGCCCTGGCTCTGCTGGCCGCTGACGCGGAGGCGATCTTCGGCGCCGACTGGCGCCAGCACGTCGAGGTCAAGGTGCTCAACACCCTCTCCGGCGGCCTGCCCTACGCGCTGCGGGTCCTCAAGGCCGCCAAGGCCGCCGGGTTCACCACGATGCTGCTCAACCACAAGAAGCGGTCGGTCAGGATCGGGCGTCTCCGCGCGAAGTACGTCGACTACGTCCGCGGCGCCTGGCACGGCCCGAGCAAGCCCAAGGGCAAGCGATGAGCAGCCCGTTCGGCCGCATGGCAGCCCGCGTCTCCCCCACCACCCGCCGCCGCATCCTCCTCGGCACGCTCGTCGCCTCGATCGTCGTCTACGAGCTCGACGCCGTTGCCGACGACGACTCAGTGCGCGGCGACTCCATCTCCGAGACCAACCGCTGGCTCTACGGCCTCGTCGAGCGCCTGGTCGGCGAAGCCGCCGCACAGCTCCTGTGGAACTGCGGGGTTGGCGGAGCCGCCAACTGGTACGCGGGCCACATCCTCAAGCCCACCCTCCCCGACGTCACGAACTGAGAGGCCATTCCCATGACCCAGCTCCTGCCCGCCATCATGCGCACCGGCGTCCCGATCATCTACGCCCTGCTCATCAAATTCGGCATCGCCCGCCTCGGCCTCCCGGACGCGGTCGTCACCGACGTCGCCACCGTCCTCCTCACCGTCGCGCTCTACGTCATCCTGCGGCTCCTCGAGCGCCTCCAACCGTGGATCGGCATGGCGCTCGGGTGGGCCAAGCAGCCGCAGTACGCCGACGTCGTCCAGGGCGAGGTCACCAGCGTGCGGGACGACCTCCTCGACGACCTCAAGGCCGAGGTAACCCGACTGAAGAGCGACACAGAGGATGTCGCCGCGGCGATCAAGGCGAAGACGATGTTCGACAAGACCATCCAGAAGGCCGCCCAGTCAGCCACGGTGACCGTTCCGGCCGTGGCACCGGTCGCGCCGGCGCCGATCGTTCCGGATGCGGCCGCCGCGGTCTCATCCGTCGCGACGGACACCGCCGACGACACCATCGACGGCTACGCCGCCGCCGATACCGCCACGACCGTCACGCCCGACCTGAGCACGCTGCGTGTCCCGGCCCTTCGTAACAGGGCCAAGGCCCTCGCGATCACCGGCTACTCCAGCATGAAGAAGGCGGAGCTGATCACGGCGATCAAGGCCGCCGAGAAGAAGGCCCAGAAGGCTGCGGCGAAGTCGGCTCAGAAGAAGGGTGCCTGAGGATGGGTCTTCCTGCTGGCATCCCGCTGCGGAACTGCTCGGTCGGGATCGGGTTCGGGATCGAGTCGTTCGCCGACCTGGGCGCCTCGATCCGGATCGAGTCCTCGATGCCGGAGCTGGTGTGGACCGAGACCGGCTCCCCGGGCCTGACCGACCCCTACACGGTCACGATCGCCCCAGGCCAGGAGGCACTGTTCCAGCTGATCCCGACCGACCTCGACGGCTGGTCGATCAACGGTGCCCCGGTCGACGTCTCGAACGGCAAGCAGTCGCACTACTACAACATCACCATCCAGTGGCAGAAGGCGTCGGGCACCAGCCGCCCGGCCTCGGTCGGGAAGCCGGTCAGCCTGTCCCGGGTCGTGGTCCCCTCGGGCACCGACACGATCGACCTGGACATGGCGGTCCAGTTCAACGGCTCCACCGGCCAGACCGTCACGATGCCCTACGACGTGATCGCCGACGCCACCGAGCAGGCCTCCGCCGCGGCGGCCAGCTCCGCGACCGCCGCCGCCGCCTCGGCCTCCGATGCGGCCGACTCGGCGACCGAGGCCGCGGCGTCTGCTGCGACCGCCAAGCAGGTCGCCGGCCTGACCGGTGAGGACACCGCGGTGGGGGCGCTGTTCGACGACGCCACCTCGGCCACCACCGCCGCTGCGCGAGCTCGTATCGCCGCCGACATCCCCGACTCCTCCACGGCCATCGGAACGGCGCTAGACGCGGCGATTGCGGGTATCACCAACCCGATCCAAGCGCAGGTCGACGCGGTGCCCGATCAGGTCGCCGATCAGGTGCCGCCGCTGGTCGATGCAGCCATCGCCGCCAATCCGACCGTCGCCA